TTGAACTTGGTATTTCTAAACACTACGACAACAACCAAGATGTTATTGACGAATTAGGTTCAATCGGGGAAAAGTTCATTACTGAATATATCCCGTATGATGAATTGGAAGATAGTATCTGTAATAATTGTGATGAAGATGGTAGAATATATGGCTTTACAGATGACGAAGCTAAATCTACACTTATAGCATTAAAGGAAATGTTAAAGAAAATGGATAAATATATGTCTTAAAGATTTATAGGCATATTTATCATAAACAATAAAACAAAAAATAAACTATGAAAAATATTGAAATATTACAAAAAGTAGCTGACCTAGTTGGCTTCAAGTTTTCAAGTGTTTCCCATTCCTTCGCTGAAGTAGAATTAGATGGTGGCGTAATCATCACCAATTCAACTGAAGGGGAGTTTGTATTGGGTGATACGATTAGTGTTAAAAACGAAGACGGAACTTATACTATCGTTGGTAGTGGCACACATCGTTTAGCCGATGGTGTTAAAATCTTTATCACAGATGAAGAAGGTAAGTTGGTTGAAATCAAAGACGCTATGGAAGATGGTGAAGAAGACGAAAGTGAAGTTATTGTTGATGCTGAAACTGAAAAGATGGAAAGCTCACAATTAGACGCATTAAAGGCTGCGATACACGATGTATTGTTTGCGTTTGAAGCACACGCTAAAGAAATTGCTGACTTGAAAGCTGATTTACAAGCCTTCAAGAAAGAAGCAAAGCATAATCCGTTGAAAGAAGATACTTTGATGTCTAATGCCTTTTCAGGTGATAGACGCTATGAAATCTTGAGACAGATGAAAGAAAATAACAGAAAATAAAAACCCCCAATTAAACTAAAAAAAAATTATGAAAAATCTAAAAAACTTCAATTTTGATTTTGATACTACTGGAATGGTAGATTACTTAAACGCAAACGCTGATTTGCTTTTACACAAAATCGTTATGGATACTATTGAAAGTTCAACTTACAAAGTAGTTCCTAACATAAAATATGGCGAACTTATCCCTGTATACGAAACAGGAGACATCAATTCTATTGCTTTCCCAGGCACATCTTGTTCTTTCACAGGCGGAACTATTGAGCTTACTGAAAGAGAATTGAAGGTATGCCAATACAACATCCAGAAGAACTGGTGCGACGATGAGCTCAACAGAACAATTATGTCTGTTAGATTATCACCTGGTTCTTACCCACCAAACTTGGCTCCATCTGTAGAAGAAAGCTTTATGGCGGACATCGCTAAAAAGGCTTCAGTTTATGCTTCAAGAAAGTTCTGGGGTGCTGAAACTGCGACTGATGGTTGTTCGGGTGTGATAGAGCAGTTGGAAAGCGCACCTTTCACAGCTGAAACTATCAACAAAACATATACAGCGATGACTATAAGCAACGCAACTTCCGTAGCAGACCAGTACATATTGGCATTACCTGCTCCGTTAAAAGTCATCAATACTATTATGGCGTTGAACCACAACGACTTCCAAGCACTTCAGTTGGCTTTAAGAAACCAAAACTTATTCAACTTTAACCCAGTTACTTTGGAGAACGGACAAATGGCAATCCAAATCCCATTCACTAATGTAATTGCGATTTCTTGTGAAATCCCTGCTGGTTATATGGTATTGACTAACGCTGAAAACTTGATGATGGGAACTGACTTGTTGAGCGATATTTCATCACCTATTTCTTGGTATTCTTATGACTTCCAACAAACTAGATTAAAGTTGGCGATGAAGATTGGTTCTGCTGTAGGTATTCCTTCACAGGTAGTTTTCGCAAAATAATTAAACAATAACTTTCCTATTGGTTTATAGTTCTTCGGGACTATAAACCAAATAAGGAAGATAAAAAAATATAACAAAATTAAATATAAAAAATTATGGCTTCTAATTGCGTAATCACAAGCGGACTAGCATTAGCTAGTTGTGTAAATAATGTTCCTGGTATTGACGAATTATTCGTTTTGACTTCAACAGGAACTTCTACAGACGCTCAATTTGCTTCTATCACTTATGATGGTGATGGATATATTACTTCATTTTCAGCTGCTACTACAGGTTTAACTTGGCAACAAATAGACCTAGTAAGAAATAGTAGCGCTGCGTTGAACGAAGAAACTTCAATCAACCTTCCTTCGTTAGGTTTCACATTCTTAACGAAATTGTTATTTACCATTCCTGGTTATTCACAGGAAAACACTAACCTTTACCAACAAATCGTAAAGAATACACAATCTTACTTCATCGTAAAGTTGAAGACAGGTAAGTATTTCTTGGCAGGTGCTGATGTAAATGGTGGTGGCGGAATGTATGTTGAAACAGCAGGTATTGTTTCAGGTTCATTACCAGGGGACGACCAGTTGTATTCAATCGGTTTGACTTCACAAAGTTCAATTTCCGTTCCTGAAATGTTAGTATCAACTACCTTGTCTGCTTTCGTAGCAGGTTCAGGTTTCGGTTTATACTACAACAACTAATAAAAAAACACTTTTTAGTGGGGGTGTAGAAACCCCCATTTTTTTAAGCCAAATATGTTGGAAGTTAGAAAAGAATTAAAGGTTAGAAAGGACAATACTTATGTCCCAATAAACCGATATGTTTTGACTAATTTACGACTTGATTTAGATAGTGAAATAATTACAATAAAGGTTCTATTCTACAGGAACGATGACCTATTATTTACCAAGTTATTTAATATGGGTAAATGTGGTGATACGAATGTGAATGACCTAATCAAACAGGTTCATCAACAAATACAAAATGAAGGTTAAATCATTACTTACCCAATACTTCCAAGGCGAACAAGTGTATAACTACGGGGGACAAGTTCCAGAAATATTATTTCCAAACCCAACCCCGCCACCAAGTCCAAGTCCATCATCTACACCTTCAATCACACCTACACAAACAAAGACCCCTACGCCGACGCCAAGTATTACGGCAACGATTACCCCAACGATTACTAACACACCTACAACAACACCTACCAATACGAAGACCCCTACGCCTACAAGGACTTCAACACAGACCCCTACACCAACGAACACAGGCACACCGACACCGACACCTACCCAATCATCATTTACTTATTCTATGACGGATTGTATTACGGGTGGAACTTCGTTTGGAAATTACAACACATCAACTTTGATATTGGGTGATGTTGTGAAATCATCGGTAAATAATCGTTGTTATACAATTCAATCATTAGAACCATTCTATAACCCATTAGGTCAAACCCTTATTGTTGGGACTTTCCCTGATTGTCCTACTTGTATTGGTCTGTATCAATTTACGGGATTGTTGTTTGATGGTTCAAGTGCGTTAGGTGCTTGTAATGGTATTTCTACACCTGATGCTTGGGGAAATATTCCTTATTGGGAGTTCAATACAACCCTTTATTCTAATCCATATACCTTAAATCCATATCCTGCGGGATACTTGAATGGTTATGATGGTAATGTATTACAAATTGGAAGTGGTGGTGCTGTATTAGGTATTTCAGTATGTCCTTCACCGACGCCTACACCTACCAATACAACAACCCCTACGAACACAATAACACCGACACCGACAAGAACTTCGGCAGTTATTCCTGTTCTTTCACCTACCCCGACAGAAACGCCAACGGAAACACCTACACAGACACCGACCCCAACGAATACAGAAACGCCTACGCAGACACCTACACTTACACAGACCAAGACCCCAACACCAACAAGTGCTCCTTGTTCTACTTTCACATTATACAATTCAGGTTCAACCACAATTATCAACACTACTTATGTTGATTGTAGTGGTATTACCCAAAATACAGGAAATATACTTTCGGGTCAAACAATAACACTTTGTGCTAAAACTATAAAATCACAAACTAATTTAGTAATAACTAATATTGGAAGTTGTCCTTTACCAACACCTACGACTACAGCGACACCGACTATCACACCAACACAAACGACTAGTCCAACGCCAAGTTGTAATTATTATCAAGCAATAAATGATAGTTTAAGTGGGACATTATATTATGGTTATACCGATTGTGATGGAAATGTGATTACTTATGTTGAATTACCACCTTCATCAAGTCAATTCGTATGTGGTAGGGTTGCTCCATACTATATGTCTGGGGTCAATTCATTATCGGTAAATGATTTAGGTATTTGTCCTACACCGACGCCTACCCCTTCAATTACGCCTACTAACACACCCACACCTTCAATAACCCCAACAAACACAATAACCCCAAGTATTACCCCAAGTAATACCCCAAGTATCACACCTTCAATCACACCTACAAATACACAGACACCAACAAAGACACCTACACAGACCCCTACATCTACACCTACTAGTGTATTATTATCGGGTGGAACTACTAGCACTTTTTCTAGTGGTGGAACAACATATAGGGTTCATACATTCACTTCTAATGGAACGATAAGTGTTATTAGGGGTGGTTTTGTTGAATTATTAGTAGTCGCTGGTGGTGGCGGTGGTGGTGGTGGTAGGTCAGCTGGAGGCTCTGGTGGTGGTGGAGGTGGTGGTGGAACACTATACTTACCATCGTTCTTGGTTTCATCAAGTTCGCCTGTATCTATTGGTAATGGTGGAGCAGGTGGTGGTAATTCATCTACAGGAACTAATGGTGATAATAGTGTTGTATTCGGTCAAGTGGCATTTGGTGGTGGTGGCGGTGGTTGTAATACAGCGTCAGGTTCTAATCCAGGATTGAATGGTGGTGCTGGTGGTGGTGCCGCTTGTGGTTCTATTGCTTTTGGAACAGGTGTCGCAGGTCAAGGAACAGATGGATTACCTGGTGGCGGAAATGGTGGTTCAGGAACTTACGCAGGATATTCTGTTGGTGGAACTGGAAATGGTTGTCCTGGTGGTGGTGTTATTACAGGTGCTAATGGTGCTGCCAACACGGGTAATGGTGGTGGCGGTGGTGTCGGTTCAACAGGTTTCGGTGGAAGTGGTGGTTCAGGAATAATTAAAATTACATACGCAATATGATATACATAGAACAAAACGCAACTAACAACATTTTCGTAAATGTATCCCAATACAAGACGGGTGATTTTGGTGCCAATCCAAGATACTTGTGGAGATTACAGAACGCTCAAGGTAGAAACATAGTAAGTTTCTACCCTGAAAACGCAACATCTACATATCCATCTATGTATGCCAATCGTTATGATGTGTTTAGTTTTGATACATTCAAGAACCTTCCACAGAACTTTAATTACACAGGGGGAACACCTTGTAATATTCACTTGGATAATGAAAACCAGTATTGGTTGGGTGTTTATGAAATGCCATCAGGTTCAACATCATATAACCCTTCAAGTGTAAAGTTGTTAAATAGTTTGGCATTTATATTTGTTCCAACAAATAACGAGTTCTATACAGGAAATACTGCGAACTTCACACCTAACAAGATATACTACAAACAATAAAGGACTGACTTATATTTATAGAAATATGGAAAACATACAGAAACCAATAGAACCTAAAATCCATTCGTTTAATGTTGATTATCAAATCAACAGATTAGACACCCGTGAAAATAGGGAAGCAACCGAAAGAAGTAAGCCTTGGGTTATGTGGGGATTGAAAAATGATTACCCACAATTTATCCTACAAGTAAAAGAACATTCACCTACGATGTCCGTAGCGATTGATGCGAAGGTAAATATGACCTATGGTGATGGGGTTGAAATAGAAGGACTTGGTAATGTTATGGTGAATAAGTATGAAACCATAAGTGAATTATATTACAAGATTTTTAACGACATTTGGCTTTTTGGGGGGTATAGTATTGAGACCATCAAGTCCCGTGATGGCAGCAGAATTGAAAGTATTTACCACATTCCATTCCAAGATATTCGTGTTGGAAAACACGATGTAGATACACACGACAGGGAAAAGGGAACTTTTTGGTTTTGTGAAGATTGGCAGAACGCACAACAAAGAAGGGTTGTTGTAAAGTTCCATTCTTTAGATATGGAGCGTCGTGAAGGTCGTGAATTGTTCTATTGGAAGGATTACACCCCAACGATGAATAGACACTATCCTTTAACACCATATCAATCGTCTATTGATAGTTGTGTATTAGAAGCAGAAATCTACGAGTTCCATAAGAAAAACTTGGCGTCATCACTTATGCCAAACTTATTTATTTCGTTGGTAGGAGACCCTACACCTGAAGAACGACTTTCTACATATGAAGAATTGGTTAGGTCTTATCAAGGAAAGAACGGACAAAAACTTATGTTGGCTTTCAGTAATTCTGCTGATGAAAGACCTGTGATTGAAGCAATCAGTAATACAGGAAACGATAGTTTCTACACAGAAATATTACAGATGTGCGTTCAGGCAATTCTTACAGGACAACAGGTTTCATCACCATTATTATTGGGTATTTCAACCTTGAATAATTCACCATTCAGTCAAAACGCAGAAGAAATAAATATCGCTTGGCGTTTGATGTTGGAAACCACAATTAAGCCGATGGTTAGAAAAGCAAATAGCTCATTAGAAAACATTTTAGCGTTGAAATACGATAGACCAATCAAAATAATAAACAAGTTTAGAACACCCGAATTATGATTTACTGGATAGGAGAAGATTATGTCCGTGATAATTTACCTGTAGAATATTCCCTTTTAAGTGGAAACATCTTACCTGCGCTCCAACAATCCCATTTTATCAACGCCAGGGACATCGTTGGTGATAGATTGTTTGATAAGATAAATGAATTGATTTTAACTAACACTATTGATGACCCTGCTAATGAAAGGTTCAAGTTTCTTTTGGATAATTACCTACAGAATGTAGTGTTGTATTGGACGATGGTTTATATGACTACAAACTTATTAGCAAAATACGCAAACAGGGGGGTTCAATCACAACAAGGGGAGTTCAGTAATAATGTTGATTTATCTGTATGGAGAACCTTGAAGAATGAGTTTAGTGATTTAGCGACTTATTGGAGCCAAAGAGCGAACGATTGGTTATATTGGAACCAAAACGATTATGTCCCATATTATACCTATATGATTTCCAACGGACTTCAACCAGCAAACCCAAGAGAAAAATGGCGTAATGGTGGATTGGTTTTAGGACAACGCAGAAGGTTCAGCTATAACAATATGTGCTGTTATTGATAAAGTGTCTTAAACACGAAATAAAGTGTATCTACCGAAGTATAATAGGGGTGAAAGCATTACGGGTTATGTATCCCGTTGTTCCGCTAGTCCTGATATGGTAAAAAATGTAGGACAGATTGGGGTTAGACAATCTATCTGTAAAGAACACGCAGAACAAATGCGTCAAGCACTACGACAACCCTTTACTGAAGTTCCAAAGAAATTGGGACAGAAAAAGTAATTCAATTTATTTTCTTATTAGTTTGACTTTTGTTCCATCAGGAACTATTTATTGTTATATGGGAAACAATAATAAGAAGGAAATGCGACCCGTTGCGGAACGACCCCTTCACGACAAACTTACCAACAAAGATTTATTAGCAGTTAAACAACAAGAATGGTTCAGGGAATTATCCCTTGAAAAGTCCATAAACTTTTTTTGGAACTTAAAGAAATAAAGTTATGGGAAGACCAGTATTATCACCGACACAAGTTCGTAGAATTAAAATGTTATTGGAAACGGGTGAATATACCCACAAGCAAATAGCAGAAAAATACAAAGTATCACGAACACAAATTACCAAAATCAATATCGGGTTGAAGAACCCTATGGATAAAAACGGAAGGTGGGGAGACATAGAGCTCTAACCAAAAGTCCTAAAGGATTTATTATCATTTAACAATATAAATGATATTATTTTTTTTTCTTATGAAAAGAAAAATAATATCATATTGTATAATGTAAATAATAAACCTTTGGAAATCTAAAAAAAAAGTTTTAACTTTGACGATATGATAAAAGATTTTGAGAATAAGATGTTGAAATCCATTTTCAACAAACCCAGTATTCTAATCAAGAATATTGAATACATTACCCGTGATGAAATATTTGTTGAAAAGTATAACAAATATATTCTTCAACACATTATAGAATATTACGGAAAGTATAATGAAGTCCCAAGTATAGATTTCGTTTGTGATATGATTATCAACGAAGGTGTTGCTCCACAGATTACTAAAATCTGTATAGACCATCTGTTATTGGTAATTGAACCAATAGAACTTACCGAAGGTGAAATGTCTTATTTGGAAGACAACATCAAAAAAAGATTGAAGGACAATATTGTTTCCAAAACAGCGAACAAGATTGAAAAACTTTCAACTGAAGAATTGGAAAAGGTAATTGAAGATGTGAATAATCTTCAACAGGAAAATCCAAACTACGAAACCATATACCTTTGGGAAGAACTTGTGGAAGAAACAAGACAACCAATTCCAACCAAATTGGAATTGATTGATGAATATGGAATAGCAAAAGGTGAATTGGGATTGTTGTTGGCAGGAACAGGTGTGGGTAAATCCGTATTTCTAACCTATCTGGCAAATAATTTTATGTTGGGTGGATACAAGACATTACACATAGTATTTGAGGGTCATAGAAACACTTATTTAAGAGCACACAGAACCAAACTTGGTAGTCCTTCAACGGAAGATTTACGAAGGGGAAAGACAATTTCCAACCTTCGTTTAGTCCAAATGAAATCAAACAACACAACAACCAAAGATATTGAAGCTCTAATCAATAACACAATTCAAGATGGTTTTATTCCCGATGTGATTGTATTGGATTATGTGGATTGTTTGGTTGGTTCTAACAAAAAGGAAATATGGCAGAATGATATTTCAATCGTAAATGAATTGGAACACATCAGTCAAAAGTATAACATCGCATTATGGTCTGCCGTTCAAGCAAACCGAAGTGGTATAAACAAAGAATTATCTATTGAAAACATTTCAGGTTCAATATCTAAAGCACAAAAAGCATCGTTCATCTTGGCTTTAACCAGAAGTCCCGAACAAGAAGAACAGAACCGAGCAACGATGTCTGTAATCAAAAACAGATTTGGTGTAAAAAGAAGTTCGTATAATTGTGTGTGGGTTCCAGCTGAAATGAAGATTGAACTACCTATTAAAGAAAAACCTTTATTATGAATATTATAGAAAGATGGTTCAATAGACACGATGTGTCTTCAACCAAAAGAAAAATGAAAGAATGGGAAACTGATAATGTCTATGAAATGTTTAAGGAAGTTTTTGGAAGAGAACTAACCCGTGATGAAAAAGACGAAGTGATGTTTTATTTATTAAATGAAGATAAGATACAGAAAAACGAAGAATATGAATATATTTAATGGTAAGGGGGGTTTGCTTTCTAATAGTGTTCCCATATACTATTTTTATTCGTTTGTCCTTAATATTTGACCCCCCTTTTTAATTCAACGAAGATGGAACTAAATGAAGATGATGAATTATTAGTTAGAAGGAAGCGTGTTGATGAATACGGGGAATGGGAATACGAATGTAGGTATTGTGAAAGATGGCTCCCCAAATCAAAGTTTAGGGGGTGTGTTGATTACATAGATGCCTATGGTAATTGTTTAATGTGTAAGAATTGTATTGCGTCAAAAGGACAAAGAACCCAAAAAGAAAATATGAATAAGGAAGTGAAACTAATGTTGAATAACTTAAATTATGATACATCAGGGGAAATACCGATTTGGATACAATTTCACCAACGACATAACTTATCAATAAAAAACACGGACAACTAATATTTATAGTTTATGAATGAAGTAATAACGACTGGTATAATTGGTTTTCTTTCAACGATAGTAGGATACATCGTTGGTAATAGAAAAACCAAGGCAGAGGCAAACAGATTGGAAATTGAAAATGTTAAAGAAGTAATATCTGTTTATACAAATGCGATAAATGACTTGAAGGCTGAAGTCAAAGAATTAAAATCACAATTAGAAAAATACCAATCCCATATTGAAAAATTGGAAAAGGAGCTCTATTCTTTTAGAAGTGATATGAACCCTGAACTAAAACGAAACGCATTATGATTGATAATGTAGAAGATATTGAAGTGGGTGAATTGTTTAACCTATCTGTTGAAGACAGGAAAAGGGTAATACAAGCAGGGGTTGATGTATTGTTCCAAGAAATCATCATCACCGCACAGATGACGGATATATTACCATCGCAGTTGTTAAATAACACACTAGCGAATATAGAACAACAAATCAAGTATCACACCGAAAACGACAACTATGAAATGTGTTATTATTTCACAGAAGTATTTTGGGAAGCAAATAAACGATTAGAAGATTTAAGAAAGCAAAACGGAAATGTGTTCTTGTAAGCAGACCCCATTACAGAAGGTAGAAGGAAGGATTGCCAGTCGTGGTTGGGGCAACATCGCAAATAGTGAATTGCGTTTAATAGACCAATTCATATTTAGTAAATTAGGGGTATTACCTTCAACCCAAGAAGAAAGAATTGAAATGTATGGAACAGCCAAATCAAAATGATAAACCAAAAAGCAGACAGGGTAATTATGTCTATTCAAGGGAAGCCAAGAACAGACATTCAACTATCCAAAAGCAGAATTGTATTATCAATAAACTAGCCGAAGGTAAATCGGTAAAACAGGCAACCAAGTTATGCGGCTGTAGTGATGTTTCATACTACAGGTGGAAGAAGTATGACGAAGAGTTTAAGGACAAGATTGAAGAATATTTCCAAATTGAATTAGAACAGGCAGAAGAAATATTAAAACAATCTTTAGCGGAAAATCCAAACCTGCTCCAATTCTTCTTAAAACACAGACACCCCGAATACAAGGTCAAGCAATCAATAGAATTGAACCACACAGGTTTAGACAAAATTGAAGTCCGTGTTATACTACCCGACAATTACCAAGATACTACCCCTGATGAACCTGAAGTTCTTTGATTACTGCTATTGTTAAAAACTGGTTCTACGGGATAGATAAAAAGGAAGGTGTAAAAAACCTTCCTTTTTTTTTGTAATATATTTGGCAGTTTCAATAATTCGCCGTTTCTTTGTGGTATGGAAAACAACACACTTACCCAAATGACTAACGAACAGAAACAGCACATTATGAAAATCGTTGGAAAATACACAGATGGTATTAAATACAATATGGAAATCATCTACAGCGAAGACACTAGTGGTTGGTTGGATATGCCAATTTTCTACGGGGTTGTATCATCTTTGGACGAACAGGAAGAATACTATTACAAGAACATAAACACTATGGAAGATTATTTCAATTTTGTTGAAACCCTTGATGCCGAGTATAACCTTATTGGAATGAAAAAATAATTTTGGCAGTATCAAAATAATCAGTATCTTTGTATTATGAATTACGGACTAATCACTAAAAAAAGGTTTAACACCAACAGAGCAAAAAGTATTATTGCTAATACTTTGACTACAACCAAAACATCTATGGATAATCATAGTGAATTACAGAAAGAATGCCGACACAATATCTATATGGATTTTGGTTGGACTAAAGGTTCTGTTGGTTTCGTAAATGAAAAAATGACTTTTATTATTAGGGAAATGTTGGTAAATATCACAGGTGGAATTGACCCTGAATTACCATTCTAAAATAATTTTACAACATAAATTATTTTCGTATATTTATTAGTATGGGAACAAAAGCGATTTTCAAGATATACAACAACAATAAGTTTGTAATCGGTTCTTGGGTTAAACACGATGGGGGGGTGAATACAACATCTATATTCCCCTATTTCCTGAAGAACCTAAAGTATGATGTGGATAAGAAATCCATTTACGACACAATCAACCAGTTCATCGCAGACAACAACTATGGTGTGATGTTCGGGGATAAGAAGAAACCATTTTCAAGACAGACCACAGATGAAGGTATGACCGAATGTGAAGTTCTATTTTGGGATATTCCTTTAGGTGAAAAGAAATTGATGAATGAAGGTGTATGGGCTGAATACACTTATGAAGTTCGTTTCAGTAGTGATAAGGTTAAAATCACAATCAACTATAATGGAAACGAAAAGACCTACGAATTAAAGGGGTATTGGAATACCACAACAATCGTTAAGATTGTTGGTGATGTAAATAAGTGGGTTGATGATATTGAATACGGATTAAACGATTGTGATTGTAAAGATGAAAAACCCCCAATAGAAAGGAAAGAAACAATATGAGAGGCTCAAGCAAACTAACAGAACAACAGGTTCAGGAAATTAAAAGATTATTCGCAACAACTATGATGTGTGATGGCGACATCGCAGAAATGTATGGTGTATCAAGACCGCACATAAACGCAATCCGTAATGGAAAGCATTACCAAGACATTCCAAATCATTTAAGGGGTTTTACGACAACGCACACGATGATTGATGGTTATGACTATTCATCAGGAGTTCGTCCCGTAGAAACGAATTATGATACGAAATATTTGATTATACACTACATCAACGATGAAGTATTCCACGAGTGCGGAACATTCTATAATGAAGCACCTGATTACGATACTTTAAGGGATAGACACGACCACTTTGTAAAACGATTTGTAAGGAAATGAAAATACCAAGACAACGAAAGAAGGGACACCATAGAAGAAAGGATAGGGTATTCATTATCCTTCAAGCGATAGAATGGTCTATCCAATTACAGAACCAGTTAGGAAATATTATTTTTTATCAAAAATAGTTTGGTGGTGTGAAAACTTATCCGTAATTTTGTATCGTTATGGAAAACAATAAAAAAGTAATAATGACTGAAACCGAATTGTCGGTTATTGGAATGATTTTTCAAGATTACGGAAAGGTAATTGAAGAAACTTATGTTTGGAATGATGAAGAATGGAACGCTTACCAATCCATCGTAAAATACCTAAAAGAAAAACAATATATTTGTGAAATATAATTTGGCAGTATCAAAACTTATCCGTAATTTTGTATCATAATGAAAACGATATTCATAGACTACCCGACCAACTATTCTTTTAAGACAAAGAAAACTTTTGCTTCCAACGAAGAAAGAACCAAATATCTACATCAGGTATTGCGTAGAAATAAGGTTGAAAGTCCCTGCCACGATTATAGTGATTATGTGGTTGAAAGTGCCGATAAGTTAGGTTGTTATGATACTGAATATTGGTGTGTAGGTTCTTAAAAAAAGATTTGGTAGTATAAAAAAGATTTACTAACTTTGTAAGACAAAACAAATAAGATATGGCACAGAATAAAGACAGACAAATCGCATCACAATCAAGTATGAAGTTGGTTCTTGATTGGGCTACTTCCTGTGGGAAGTGTTTAACTATGAAGGAACTAGTGGGAATGTCCGTAGTCCTTGTGGATTACATAGAAAATGGATATTCAGCAGAAATTGGTAAAAGATTGGAAACAATCCAAGACCATATAGACAACAAAGGACTTCCCAAGAAATAATTGTGATTGTCCTATATTGTGAAAGACCCTAACCCGAAAAGGTTAGGGTTTTTTTGTTATGTATCTTTTTACAACATAAACTATATTTATAGTATTCTGGGGGATTACCCCATTTTTCGTATGGAAGTAAAAGTATCAACATTATACTTGGATATAGACAAGGCAGTAAAGGAAGGTAAAAGACATATATTCCTTCGTGGCTCATCTAGAAGTGGTAAGACATATCAAACCATATCTTACTTGATTTTATACATTCTACAGAACCCCAACACAACAATCACGATAGTAAGGGACACACTTGTATCTATCCGTAATTCTGTTCTATTGGATTTTCAGGAAGTAATGAACCAAATGGGTTTATACAATCCTGAACTATTCAACAAAACAGAAGTAATCTACAGGTTTGATAATGGTTCATTAGTAAGGTTCTTGGGGGCAGATGATGGTTCAGGAAAACTTCGTGGTATGAAACAAGACATCGTATTCATCAACGAAATTACATCAGTCAGTCAAGATGCGTTTATTCAGTTAGACATAAGAACTAGTAGGTTCATCATCGCAGATTACAACCCATCGGCTAGTGAAGATTGGTTCGTTTATGAATTGGAAGAAAGACCTGAAAACCAACTAATCATTTCAACCTACTTACAAAATCCTTTCCTTGATGAAAGGATTGTAAAATCTATTGAAGGGTTGAAAGACATAGACCCTGAAATGTATGAAGTTTATGCGTTGGGTAAAAAGATTAAACCCCGTGAAACAATCTTTATCAACTGGGAAGTGGTTAAAGAAGCACCAAGATATTCCAAGATGTTAGGTGTAGGAATTGACTGGGGTTATAGTAATGACGAATGTGCGTGTGTGTGGGGACTTATCAACGAACCTGATAATGTAATCTACCTGAAGGAAGTATTCTACGATAAGGGATTGTCTAGTGATGATATATTATTCAAGATGCGTGATGGTGGATTACAGAAGACCTTTGAGGTCATCGCCGACAGCAGCGAACCCCGTATGATTGATGAATTAAAGAAGGGTGGTTATTCAAGAACAAGGGGGGTAAAGAAAGAAGCAGGTTCAGTCCTGTATGGTATAACCGAAATGAAAAAGTATAAACTACAGATTGACGCTTCATCAACTAACTTGATAGAAGAACTAAAGAACTATAAATGGTTTAAGGATAGGTCAGGAAACATCACAAGTAAGACGACAGGTAAAGACCACTTGATAGATGCGGCAAGATACTTGATTACGGAAATGACCTATAAACCAAAAGTGAAATATTCATTTATGTAATGAAACTTAAAAGAAACGGAAAACGATACGACTACGATTACAACGCTGTTGTAATGAAGGGGGAATACTTTAGAGCCCTACAAAAATTAGCAAAACAACATAAACAACCATTAGGTAAAATGATAAGTATATTGGTAGAACATTATGAAAGTAGTATTAGGTAAGAAGGAATATGGGGTATTACCCATCACTATAGAGCAGTATGAATTACTGAAGAATAACCCCGACATCAAAGCAACGGAACTTATTACGATGATGACGGGAGCACCGATTGAAGAAGTTAAACAGGCACCTTTTACACAAGTATCATTTGTGGCTAAAATGTTGATGACTGAATGGTCTAATACAGATACAACCCCGTTGAACTTGGTTGTTGATTTCAAGGGTAAGAAGTATGGTCTAATTAAACCATCACAATTATCCTATGAAGAATGGATAAACCTTGAAGTGTTTATGGCTGAAAGTCCTTTGGATTTGGTTAAACTGGCAACCCACATATACAAACCATTAGCGAACGATAAGATAGGTGAAGATAGGGAACTTATCCCCTATTCATTAGACGAGTGTATGGGTCGTCTAAATGACTTCAAGCAATTCCCTATAACTTGGTTATTTAGCAGCCTTTTTTTTTTAACAACTTTCGTTCAAGAACTTACAAAAGCTTCCCTATCATATATGGAGACGAAAGCGATAGAGAGCAAAACAAAAGACAAAACAAAAACAAAGATACTACGACAGAAGAAGTCCAACAATCCGTAGTAGATTTTTATTACCAATCACTTATGTTGTGCGCTCAAGACGACATCTTAAAGGTAAATCCTGTTCTTAAATTAGAATTGTTTGAGGTATTAGGGTATTTATCATATAGGTTGGATAAAGCCCATAAAGAAAACCAACGACATCAAAAAGCAATACAATAATGACTATAAAAGATATTATACAATTATTCGGTTATTTCACAGCACAACACCCGATATTACGAACTTTCAGTTGGGGTAATCTAGCTGACTATTCAAGGGATAATTACATCACCGAATATCCTGCGTTCCACGCAGTTCCACAGCCTTCTTTGGTTGAAAAGAATTATGCTGATTTTAATTTCAACATTTTAATCTACGATTTGTTAAATGAATATGTAGATGGAGACCCAATCAATTCTAATCAGTTGGATAGTTTGGCTTTGACCGAAACTATCCTAAATGACTTCTATGCGTTCTTTACAAACCAACTAACCCAATACGGATACTTCTTGACTACAAGTGTGAATTACACACCCTTTATGGATAGATTTTCCCAAGATGTTTGTGGGGTTGAAGCAACCATTACCATCAGGGTAGAACAGACGGCTTGTATTCCTGCCTTCATAACTGAAAATGGTTTCTTGTTATACGAAAACGGAAACACGATGACTAGTGAAGATTGTGAAGTGGTGAATTATAGTTCCCCTTCTTGTCCTAATGAAACCATCGGTCAATTACCAATCTTTAGTGGTGATTATACTGGTGGTTGGGTAGTGTTTAATAATTCAGGTAATACAATCACTTACAGAATAAATGTAGATGACTTGAAAGGTAATTCAGGAACATCAGGCACGAGCGGAACTTCGGGGACATCAGGTAGTAGTGGAACATCAGGACAGAACGGAACTAGTGGTAGTTCAGGAACTTCAGGTTCATCGGGGACTAGTGGTATATCAGGTTCGTCAGGTAGTTCAGGAACAAGTGGTTCTTCAGGACAGGACGGAACATCAGGTTCGTCAGGGACTTCGGGTAGTTCAGGCACTAGTGGCACATCGGGGACTTCAGGTAGTTCAGGAACATCAGGAATAAACGGACAATCCAATTCGTTTTTTGATTATCAAGCGAAGACAACCATAACAACTGGCGACCCCGCATCAGGTCATATCATTTGGGATAATTCATCACAAACGGGAGCAACAAGTATAAATGTTAGTGAAATAAAACAGGGTGGGGATAATATTGATTTATTCTTATCTAATATCCCATCAGGTTCAACCATAACAATCCAAGATAAAACAAACCACACTTTATATCAAACCTATATTGTTGGAGCATCTACGGACAATTCTACTTATTGGACTTTCCCAATTACTTTGGTTAGTGCGACCACCACATTTGGAAACAACGATGATGTGTTATTCATCTTTGTAAATCTACCATCAGGAACATCAGGAACTTCAGGTTCAAGTGGTTCGTCAGGTAGTTCAGGAACTAGTGGGGTTTCAGGAACATCAGGTAGTAGTGGAACGAGTGGTAGTTCAGGAACGAGCGGCACATCGGGAACAAGTTTTAGATGGCGTGGTGGTTGGGGTGCTTTTGTTTCTTATCTTGTAAATGATGTTGTATCCTATAATGGTTCTAGTTATGTTTGTATTGTCGCAAATACATCAAGTTTTTTCCCACCCCCAAGTAGCGACCCTACAAACTGGTCTTTGATGGCTCAAGCAGGAACTAACGGAACATCAGGTAGTTCAGGAACATCAGGACAGAATGGAACAAGTGGTAGTTCAGGGACTTCAGGAAGTTCAGGAACGAGCGGTTCATCATCAGCGGTAGATGTGTATAGCGGGGGAACTTTGGTTGTATCACAAGCAACCAGATTAGATTTTTCAGGAGCAACAATCACTAGTGGTGGAACGGGTATTGCCGAAATCGTCATTACAGGTGGCGGTGGTGGTGGGGGAACTGACCCTATCCGTGTGTTAAATCAAACATTATCAACTTCAGGTTGGACTTACAATACAGGAACAACCTATTACGATTACACCTATAGTAATGGTTCTATTACTTCTGCTTCAAGGGTGGATTTCGTCCCATATAATTCATCAGCATATACCGCACAGGTTGCTAGGGTTCAAGCCTATAATTCAGTAGGTTCAGGGACATCAACATTTTATTCACAATATCCCCCGACTGCTAATATCACAGGGGACATATACATATTCACAACAACACCATAAGATATGCCATTTCAATTACCAAACCAAACATCTTTTGCTTTAGCGAAACCGACATATTCAGGTTCAACTTGGGTTAGACCTGCCGATTGGATTACAATAACCGACACCGCTGGTGAAGTTCAGTTTTTAGTTAGTGATGTTGTGTATCCTGTATATGCCATAACCACAACCTTCACACAAACAGGGGGTATTGGAAATATCTATATTGATTGGGGAGATGGGGTTATTGATACTATTTCAACTATAGGTTCAACAACAACAAATCACACATATACAACAGGGACAGGAACACCTTGTAGTAGAGGTTATACAACTTGGAAGGTTAGAATATATGGTGATGTGGGAACACAAATAACACAGGCACTTCAAGTAATCCCGACATTTTTTGGTTCTTTCGCAAGTTCTACGGGAACATTAGAAGAATACTATGGTGATAATACAATTTTACAAGCGGCTTTTTTACACCCCACCAATTCAGTTGTATTTAGATATTTAGAATACGCTAAATTACCAACATCTATGCCTGTAAATACATCATTTCAACAGGCATTCGTTCAGTGCTACGCATTACAAAAACTAATATTACCCGTATCATCACCGAACGCAACATCAATTAGAAGTATTATTGGTTCTTGTCCTTTATTGGAAGAACTAATATTACCACAAGAATTACCAAATGTGGTAGATTGTAATTCTTTAGCGAGCAATTGTAGTTCTTTAGTTAGGGTAGTTTTTCCTGCTACTATGAATAGTTCTACAGATTGGGGTAATGCTTTCCAAAACTGCTATTCGTTAGGTTCAATACAAATGCCAACAACAAATGCGGCAACAACTTTCGGTAATACATTTTTAGGTTGTCGTATGTTGTTAAATGTTGAAATAAAAAGTTGGTCTTCAGCAATAACCACAATAAATCTAATCACTACTTTTGGTGGTTGTTTTGCGTTAGAAGATGTAAAATTACCACCATCAATTACATCAGGTGCTTTAGTGAATATGCTACAAACTTTCCAGAATTGTTATTCGTTAAAAAGTTTTACATCATTTCCAATCAATTTTAATACAACAACATTAGCACAAACTTTTAATAACTGCTATTCTTTAAGTAAAGTAGTATTACCAACATCAATACCAAGTTTGGCTTCTATGTCTAGCACTTTTAATGGTTGTAGTCAATTAGCAGAAATTACACTACCAACTGCGGTAAGTGGTAGTATTGATATGGCGAGTTGTTTTTTTGGTTGTAGTGGTTTAAGTGAAATTAATATACCATCAACTTATACTTTAAGCAATTTAGCAGCAACTTTCCAAAACGCAACTGGTGTTAAAAGAATTACATTACCTGCTGCGGCTCCAACATCTATGAATAATATGTGTAATGGTTGTGTTGCGTTAGAAAGTATCGTAATGCCAACAAATATGGCATCAACGCAACTTATCGCATCAGCATTTCTAAATTGTAGTTCATTACAATCAATTACATTTCCTTCAACTGCTAATAGTATAACAAGTATGAATGGAACTTTCCAAAACTGCTTTAATTTAAGAACCATTACATTACCGACATCTATGACGGGTTGTAATAACTGGTCTTCAACTTTTGCGAATTGTAGTTCGTTAAAAAGGGTTGTATTACCAGCGACATCAAACGCAACAAATACAACTTACGCATCTTGTTTTACCCAATGTTTTTCATTAGAAAGTATCACCTTTCCAACAACACAATCATTAGCGGTAAATACAATCGCACAAATGTTAAACCAAGCATATAATATTTCAGGTATGACTAATACACAATTTTTAGGTAATAATTCAACAGCGGCAGGAAACACGACTTATGTTGATGGAACATCATTTTTTGTAAATGGTGGTTTCCGTTTTACAGGTTCATTATCTTTTAGTTGTAAGTTTAGTAAATTGATGATTTCAAGTCCAAATGTGGTAATAAAAAATGGTATAACGGGTTTAAGATTATTGAATAATGGTGCGGGACAATATGGGGGAACTGCTCCACAAATAGATATTAGAAATACTAATTTAGGACAGGCTGCGTTGGTTCAGGTCTTTACTGACTTACCAACAATAACCGCAAAACAAATAGACATTACAGGAGCAACAGGAGCCGCAGCACTTACCCCCGCTGAAAGAGCAATCGCAACAGGTAAGGGTTGGACTATTATTGGATAAAATTATGGTGTATAAATTATTTATAGAAGAAGGATTGTATCAAGACAAAGATACAAAAGAACAAAGAAACTTACTTGAAGGGGAAATCGCATATACCCCTGAAGGTATAAATGTGGGTTGGACTGAATTGGAAAACCTTGAAGCAGCGTTGGAATATTTCAACCTTGAATTAGTGCCTGAACCTGAAGAAGAATAATGGAAGAAGAATTGTTAAATCTTATTGGTGAATACTTGGTTAAACAAGTCAAGGAACTAATCCTTACCCCCAAACCAAGATTTACAAAAATCGGGAATATGCCTAAACCCCGTAGTCCATATAATTTTAGTTCTAATGGAAAAAGTGGTTCATTATACAATTCTGTTTCTTATGTTATTAGGGACGGGGAAATTGATATTTTGATGAATGACTATGGGATTGATTTTGTGTTTGGTGAAGGTTCTAAACCAAAAAGACAACCACCCGTAGAACCTATTGAAAGATGGGTTAAAGCAAAAATAAAACTTCAAGGAGCCGCAGCAAGAAGTATGGCTTTCGCAGTAGCCAAGAACCTATCAAAAGTGGGATACAAGGGATACAGAATATTTACTGATGAGTTCCAAGAAGAAACTGGTAAGTATGTAGAAAGTTTGTTAGAACAACCACAATACCAAGAAGCAGTATTAGGGGACATATTTGATAGAATAAACATATTTGGAACACAACAATATAATATAGCATTATCGTAATGATTACATTTTTATCACAACCAGAAACAATACAGCCTGTATATGGCAACTTGGTATATCAATTCCAATCAACAGCAGCAACAGACCCATCGTTATACAAATACAGATATGTTGTAAATGTCTTTACACAAGACGGACTGATTGCCGAGCTCAAGATTACACCATCAAGTCAAGGGTGGGGACAGATAGACCTTTCCCCAATTCTATTGAACTACACATCATCTAAACCCGTGAATATCGGGTGTTCTGGTGATACACCAATCCACCAAGCAGCGTGGGGTTATTTAAGGGACAATATGATTATCTACGACATTATGGTAGGTGAAGAATATTCAACAACACCCGCAGGTGTTGTAATCATTTATGATGGTAATGGAAATGTTGGAAACCCTGCTGTTCGTAGTGATGTGTGTTATGCCACGAATGGTGTGAAGGAATGGTTTAACGGAAAGTCGTATGACTTTGACCCGTTTTATTTAACAGGACAGACAGCAACTTTTCCACAATACACATCAAGATTTTTAACCAATTCCCCAAGAACAAGATATATCCGTGAAGGTGATTACGCATTACTAGCTGCTGTGAATTGGTTTGATACTACAGATGTATTACCTGCTCGTGAAATCTATTCTGCTTTATTCACATTCTACGATAATGATGATAATGTGATTTCAACAGGTAGAACCTATAATGTAGAAAGCCTATGTGGAACAAGACCTAATTGTTCTTACTACGATGGATTTTGGGACACCCCTACTAATTGGACGGAACAACAAGTAGTTTATTTGGGTGTGGGTAGTCCTAACCTTGAAGAACACGGAATAAACATTCCTGCTACAACCAAGTATTACAAGGTTGAATTGGAAGGGACACTATCCCAACCAACCCCACCAACACCACAGATAGACGACTTTGATGGTTGTTCGTGTGGAACTTATGATGGTGATAATTCATTAGGGGAAGATGAAGTAGAAATTGAATATATTTCTTGTTTGGG